TAGTTACTTCCTCTTGTGCATTGGTCTTTACTTGTCCAGTTTTAGGATCAAATACTAATCCATTCCAGATGTTGTTGGCATCTTTGGTCTCCTGCGACATATTCTGCACGCTCTTGGCAACCATACCAGACGAACGACCCACGATGTCAGCGAATTGGCCTGCCTTAGCCATCATCTTATCGTAGTCAAGTCCAAGTTCTGCCCAATCCTTTCGCATCTGGTCAAAGTACATCTTACGTTGTTCATCGTTACCGAAGTTAAGAGGTACTTTTTTACTCCACTCTTTTTGAAGTTCTGCATACTCACGACCGAACGCTTCCATCTTGGCCTTGTGTTGGGAATTTAATTTTTCCATCTCCTTATTGTATTCGGATTGGCTATAAATCCCCTTTGCGTGAGCATCTTTCAAGGCAGTTACTTGCTCACCATAAAGTTTCTGTTCCTCTTTAAGCCATTTAGCTACAACCCCTGTACCTCTGCGTAGTTGAGTTTCATTTAGATCACTAATCTGGCCATTCATGGCTTTCATGATGGCAGTGCGTTCATCGGCAGAATATTTCTGCAACGACAATTGCTTATCAATGAATTGATTCTCGTAGTCAGAAATAATCGCTTGTTCTTCGCGAGTGATCTTTCTGTGCTGGTCAGATGCATTTTGGTAAATCCGTACAATCTCATCTGCCATGGATTGTACATTTTTCTTTTGCTGTTCCGCTTGTGCTACAGCGCGTTTCTGGATTGATTCATCAGCCCCAATTTTCTCAAGGCCTTTAAGAGTCTTCTCAAGGTCTTTATCAATCGCCTTTTGAATATCATCGGCCAATCCTTGTACACTTACGCGTACATTCTCAACGGCCTCTGCGCCACCTTTGCCAAAGCTGATAGTAGCTCGATGTATTTCATCAACCTTAGATTTCAACCGTGACAGTTCTTGGTCTTGTAGCTTGCTTACGCTTGTTCCCCACGTTTGAGTACGTTCGTTGGCTTCTGCGATATTATGAGCAATTATACCAATCGTTGCTAGTATAGCACCGCCAGCTAGAATACCCCAAGTTGCTCCGCTACCTAATATACCTACTGCTGTACTCCATAATCCAGTGCTTACCGCCGCACCTTCCGCAGCCGTACCAGTAGCAGTCATACCAGTGGCCATCTGTTTCAAACCGTTGATAAATCCACCACCGTTTGAAATGGTTTTAAGCGTACCGCTAAATGTACCAATACCTTTCGCAATCGTACCTAATCCTTTAGCAAATCCACCGATAATACTTGCGCCTTTACCAAAGAATTTCAAAGCTGGACCGATTGCAGCAGCCATAGCACCCCATTTGATGATGTTTTGCTGTTGCTCAGTTGACATTTCACTAAATTTCTTAGCCATGTCTGACAAAGTTTGTAACCACGGTTTAGCAGCGTCCAAACCACTATTCAATGCTTTAAGTAGTGGCCCACCGAATTCAATAGCGATATCAGTAAGTTTGTTCTTAAAGATTTTAAGTTGTGATTCTGTGGTTTCGTAGCGTTTACTTGCTTCATTGGTAAGTGCGTTGTTTTCCTTCCAAGCTAAGTTTGAGCGGTTCACTGCCTCACTCATCTTGTCCGATGCAGAAGCAAGAGATTTCAGCATATTCCCTTGGCGAATACCTTTCATTCCTAAATCTGAAAGGATACCATCCATGTTCTTGCCTTCGTCGTGTGCACGTTGTAGCCCTTTGATAAAGGCTTGCAACGCTTCCGCTGGTTTCTGTTTCCAAGCCTGAGAGAATTCTTCTGCGGTCATACCTGCAGTCTGTGCGATAAGTTTTAGTTTAGAGCTTGCGCCCTTACCTATACCAGCCACTGCCTTACCGATACCAGTAAGGGTCTGGTTCATCGCAGTTCCCCCAGCTTCTGCTTCAATACCTACGCTACTCATTGCAGTTGCAAGACCGAGAATTTCTGGAGTAGTCAAACCAGCCAGTTTACCGCCCGCTGCTAAACGGTTTGTCATTTCAACGATATCACGTTCTGTCGTGGCAAAATGGTTCCCCAAATCTACCACGGCTGACCCAAAATGTCCAGACCATGTACCAAGGTCTTTTCCAGATACTTGCATGATGTTACCGATTTTAGCGATTGACGATGCAGCTTCTTCGGAACTTAGGTTAGTAGACACTCCCAAATTAATCATGGTTTTGGAAAAGTCTTTAATCGCACCAATTGGTACACCCAATTGCCCTGCTGCTTCTGCTACGTGGGCAATTTCTACCGCACTAGACGGCATTTCTTTAGCCATCTCACGGATACTAGTAGATAGTTGTGCAAATTGCTGCGGAGTTCCGTCCACTGTTTTCTTAACGCCCGCGAACGCACTTTCATAATCAATCGCAGCCTTAACCGCAACCCCAGCACCAGCAAGTAGTGGTACAGTCAGACCCTTGGTAAGCGTTGATCCAACGCTTTGCATATTTTTACCAATACCCTGCATCTTCGAACCAAACGAATGCAAGCTGTTTCCAACTTGTGTCCATTTACTAGACTGGATATTGATTTCTTTAGTGAGGTCAGCATATCGCCCCCTCAAATCTGATAAAGTCGTAGCTGTCTGCAACATCGCATTACGTGCGCCTAGCAAGTCTTCCTTGTTTTTTGCGCTTGCGCTACTCAAATCACCAATCTTTGATTTTAGATTATTATAGTGATCTGTTTGTTGCTTTAAAATTCCCTCATAGGCTTTAATGCTGTTCGCAGTTTCACCTAACACGGTCTTCATTCCCGTTAGGTTCTTACCGCCTTTACCAACATTCTTAAAGGATTTTTCCATCGCAGACAAGGAACGATCCAGACCACGCATATAAGAGCTTAATTGCTTGGTATTCCCAATGAATGGTTGGATATCCAGCGATGCTGTTGCTACTAATTCACCTAAATTACTAGTCATTTATCCTCCTTTCCTAACCAAATAGAAGTGGAAATGCTTTATCAAGAGTGGTCTCTTTCTCTGATTCTTCCTTCTTCGTTTCAAAGGCTTTGACCATTAAATCAAAGTCAGATAGTCGCATCTGTTTAATTTCAAGGATTGTATACCCTTGTTGCATTAATTCCTGAAACCAGATTAAGAGATTGTCACGCGCTTCCTCTGGGCTTATCCCTTTTTTTCGTCTTCACCCTCAAGGTCTTCGATCACTTCTTCTTTAATTCCAAGCGCTGCGAGATAGATTTTTTCAAGTGTTTTTAAAATCGTGATATCTGCTTGCTTCAAATCTTCGACTTTAAATTGACCGCCAAACATATCAACAAACATCTTGAGATATGCTTCATTGAGTTTGCGATTTTCTTTTGGATCATTCGCTTTCTTAGGGTCTTGGATAAGTGCTGATTGTCGCACGTTTTGCTCAGTTGCGAGGAGATTATCCTCTACATTGATATATTCTTTGGTAAATTCTTTATCAATTCCACCGATATTTAGCTTGATTGTGTACATTTCCTACTCCTTAATAAAAATAAAAAGCATGGAAATAAAATCCATGCTTAGAAAGTTGTTATCCTGCGCCTACAGGCGAAGCTGGTGCGGCGCTTACGACTTTGGGAAGACTGCGTCACGGAATTTTTGCAAGTTAAACGCTGGGTTATCTTCGCGGGCAATAATCATTACATCACCGCTTTCATCGTCACCACGGGCAACAAAGTTACCTGTCACGCTGTCTTCTTTAGGTGATGGAGAACCGTCTTTAGTTTCAGTTTCCATACCAGGTAATGAGAATTTACCTTTAAGGAGACCGATCCAGATAGCTTTACCATCTTCTGTAGATGTACGGAAGCAGCAAGCCACATCCTTAGGAGTGAGGTTTTTGTTGTAGACTTCCATACCGTCTTTGACTTCGATTCCGTACAATACTTTACGTGCTTCTGTTGGCAAGTCAAGTACTGAGATTTCCAATTGTGTGCCTGTGATACCAGATGACAATACTACGTATGGTCCATCATCGGCAGCAATTGTTACAAGTTCGTTTGTGATATCAATCTTAGCAGATTTCATACCAGTCAATTTCATAGTTGTTGGGACTTTGTTTTCAGCATTAACTTCACCAAATTCAAATCCACGCAATCCAAATTTAACTTTAGACATTCATTAATCCTCGTTTCTTAATTTTTCCAATTGCCAATCAAAAAAACGATACTTTCTTACATTAACCAGTAAGTCAATATCGTTATCTCTGTATCTTGGCAGTTCATTTGTTGTGTAACGCTCAAAACCGTTACTTTCTAAAATCTTATCCATCAATTCAGCAATCTGTTCAGACTGCTTTGCGTTCAAGCACCAATAGTTGATTGTGATCCTGTGTTCAGTCGAGATGGCTTTATCATCTGCAAACTCAACATCATTCTCATAAGTTGGATAAATACGCATAAATGGAGCAAGCTCTTTACTCAAAGCGTTCGTAGGGCGCTCTGGGATATCGTAAGTAAAAATGCCTTGTTTAAATCCAAGACCGAATTTCTTTCCTCGTAGCTTATCGAGTAAGCTATTCAGTTCTTCATCATTGCTTAATAACTTATAAGCTATTGTTTCTACTGTCACAATCCCAATCCCTCCTTTACTTTCGTAGCGTATATTTCCTTTACAATTGGTGTCGCTTCGTTAATTGTCTTTTCTTCAAAACCTTGTGCTTTTTGGTATTTCGTACCATCGTCTGGAAAATGTATCCGCCAGCCTGTAGCACGACCAAATCCGATATCTTTTGATATCAAACCGTGGTCACCACCCTTAAAGCCTGTGACTTTCGTATCATCTTTGG